CGAACAGTGCTACGGCTAAGATATTATCAATAGATACTTCTACGAATTTGGGAACCGGAGTATACTTGTATGTGTCACAAACGAATAATATAATATTTGAAGCGGGTGAATCTATAACTGGTAGTAATGGTGCGACAGGGACAATACATCATTATAGAAGAAATCCATTAAATGCTTCGAAGGTTGCTCTTGATTGGAGTGAATTTCCATCTCCTAATAATGATTTATTTTATAATTTTAGATATGAATTTTTTGAAAATTGGCCAGAAGATTTAGATATTGATAAAAAAATCTTTGCAAGGAAAATTAAAGAAGTTTACATGGAAAAGGGTGATGAAAGATCATATCAAACACTCTTTAGAGCAGCATTGTCAACAGAAAGCGTAGACTTTTATTATCCAAAAGTTGATATGCTTAAACCTTCTCATGGAGCTTGGATTAGAAATATAACCCTACACGTTAATGATGAATTTGTAAATCGTGAATTTTTAGGTAGAACTATAGTAGGGCAAACTACTGGATCGAGTGCATTTATAACTTCATTATCTCTTAATAAAGTATCTACTACGTATGTTACAGAGTTATATTTAAAAAATCAAATTGGAAGTTTTAAGATAGGAGAACTAGTTCAAGCAACTTCAGAAAGCGACGATGGTTCTTTTGCGAATTCTGCAGTTTTGGGAATGATTTCTTCTAATCCAAACGCAAATACAACCACCGTGATTACTGAGGGTAGACAATATACAAAAGAGGAAACTGTTCCTTTAATTGGTGGAATTGGTGTGGGTGTTGTTGCAAAAGTCGGCAGTACTACTGAGGATCAAGTCACAAATTTACGAAGAATTAATAAAGGTTCAGGATATCAAGTAGGAGATTGGGTAGATTTTGATAATACGTTATCACTTCCTACGGAGAGCGCGAGAGCGAAAGTTACAGAATTAGATCCATTTACACTTTCTGTCGTAGAAAAATGTAATGAGAAGATTTTTGAATTGGCGAGTACTCATGTTATGACACTCTCTTCAGAAACAGATATTCCTATAAGAGAGGAATTTTTACTTTCAAATTATTTCATACAGAATAATGCGTCTCAATCAACAAAGAGGGGAGTTGTAGTTGAAGTATTGAGTAATACGGTTATTAGATATGCCTCCACCGCAAATTCATCTGCAGATACAAGTCTAGCTTTTACTTCAGATGATACTGTTTATGCTTTTAGAAGAGATGGATTTGCATTTACTCCCACATTAATTTCTGAAATTGAAAGTGATCATCCATATACAAATTCTGTCGCAATAAATGGTGATTACGGGGGAATTTCTGCTAATGTGGGACACACGGCAACATTTCTTTCAAATACTAATACATCAACACTAGAATCTCTTACATTTTCAAATGTTACGGTAGGTAAAATTGAAACTATAGAAATAATGGATTATGGAAAAGGTTATCAATCAACGCCAACTCTTTCAATAGATACTAATTTTAATTACATAGAAACTAATGGATATCCTTCAACTGGTGGTCGATCTTATCCTATAGGACAGGATGCGGTATTTGTTGTTGATACTATGGGGGGAGGTGTTACATCAGTCCGCATTGATAATCCTGGAACAGGATATGGCACGGATAAATGGGGAACTCCAATTCCACCAACGTTTGATTTTACCGGTTTTGGAGATGGCAATGCAAATGCTTCTCTTCTTATGGATTCTGTTAGATATTATCCTGGGTTTTATGCGGGGGCGGATGGACAATGTAGTTCACAAAAGAAGCTTCAAGATAGTGTATATTATCAAGATTTTTCTTATGTTATAAAATCAGACAAATCAGTTGAACTTTTTAGAGATTTAATTTTGAATACGATTCATCCAGCAGGATTAAATATGTTTGGTGAAGTAATTATGAGAAATACTTTAGATATGCAATTGTTTAAAACTGATCCAGTAGTAGATAGAGAATTTGGATTGATTTTTGATATACCTTTTCAAGTGCCGGTTCCTCAGACAACGACTTATATTGAATGGACAACAGGATCAGATGATGAAAGAATTGACGGAGTTTGGTTAAGCGAGGCAGATAAGTGTGAAGTTAAGCATACGACGACCACAGAACATATAATGCATGAAAATCCTTTAGAACAAACATATGATGATGTTAGATTTTGGTCTTTGTGTCAGACATATTTTATAAAAGAAGATGCGGTTACAAATGATGGTATTACAACAAAATATGAAACTTCTTATTTTGATCTTTCTGGAGAAACAATCAGTTCTGTCGCAACATCTCACGCACTTACTAAAACATATGAACCTAGTACGTTAACAGTTTTTATAGATGATAAAATTATTCCTCATGCGGATATAACTCAAACTAGCGGCACAGCTTTCACAATTCCGATTACAGCATCAGCTTCACACACGGAACAAGTGAGAGTGGTCGAAAGTTATGTTAAAATTAAAACTGATACAGATTTATGGTTGCGTAATAATGATATCGTTCAAATAGATGGTTTTCCAGAATTTAGTAATACTTCAATAACATTAAATAATCAAAAATTTATAATAAATAATATTGACCTCGCTGCAGATACAGGAATATTATTACAAGTAGATGGGCTACCAGTAAAAGATTATACAGGAGTAACAGTTTTAGATGATGTTGAATATAGAGTTATTAGAATGGATAAAGAACTTATTACTCAATCTACTATAGATAATTTATCATCAGAACATTGGTCATATTATAAAGATTTTAAGATAAGTGATTATAGATTTGATAGTTTAACAAATGATTTGCAAAATGTTGAATTTTCAAATTATTCTGCTAATACTGAAGTATTTTTTGATAGACAATATATTGGATTTGGTGAAAATGTATTATTAGAAACCGCGTCCGGCGGTGGAAAAATAGATTTAATGGGTGATGAGACTTATGAATTAGCCTTAGAGGGCAGACTATCGAAAGGTTTTGTCGATAATCCAATTTTTACGACAGATTATCAACTACATACAATTGATACGATAGCTTCTCGAAAAATAACTTTAGATCAAGATATAAGATATAAACTTAATCAAGGTAATTGGGCATATTCTCCATCACAGACTCCGGCATTATTTGGAGTTGAGAATATTTCCATTATGAAACGGACATAAATAAACATAGACTATAATAAAGGAATTAAAAATGCCAGCTTTAGTAACAAGAAAATTTAGAACTCATCAAGCTAAACAATTTAGAGAAGGTTTGGGTGAAACTATAGATTGGAGCGGATCAGACGTTTCAGGTTCTGAAGATTCAACGACCTTGGATGATCATATTTATTTGTATATTGGTAATACAACGGCATGGTCTGATGATAACGTTCCACCCACACCAAGAGATAGTGTATTTGAAAATACTCACGATTCTTGGGACTCCATGATTGCCGCGAAAAAAGTTACGCAATCATATACATCACATGTAATACCAAGAAATAATTGGACTTCAGGATCAGTATATGCGATGTATAAGGAGGATGTAGATACATTATATTCTAATACTGCAAATCCAATGCATGTTATGACTACAGATTTTAATGTATACAAATGTATGGATAATGCTAATAATTCAACATCAACTTCAGTACCAACTTCTGTTAGTACTGAGGCCAGCGCGATTGAAGACAAATATGGATTGGATAATTATAAATGGAAGTTTTTGTATACAATTACTGCAGCTGAAGCATTAAAATTTGTGACACCAAATTATATTCCTTGTAAGACATTAAGAAATGCTAATTCTATAGGATTAACGGGATCTACGGGAATGCCTTTGGATGATGGATCTAATCAATATGATATTGAGGTGAATTCTGTAAAAGGTGCGATAGATGTTTATAATATTACAGACGCAGGATCAAATTATTTATTTTTTACCGGAGCAACTGTAGGTTCTACAACTACGACTTTCTTTGAAACTGCGACAGCGGGAATTAATACTACAGATGGAATTTATGATGGTTCAGCAGTTTATATTAATAATGATATTCGAATAATAGATACTTATGTATATGATGAAGGACAGTCTAAAGGACAATTTACTTTAACTGAAGCATTAGCGGGAGTTGCAACAGGATCATTTACAGTTCAACCTCGACTCGCCGTTTATGGTGATGGTACAGGAGCAACAGCTCGATGTGTAGAGGGGGGAACTTCTGGTACACTTGGTGCAGTTTTTGCGGGAGGAGTAGGATCTGGTTATAACACTGGAGAAGTTAAAGTAATACAATCTGGTACAGGAGCAACTGGTTCCGGTGGTGTGATTGTACCAAGAATTGGCCCGTCAGGTGGTCATGCATATGATATTGTTGAAGAATTGGGGGGAAATTTTATTATGATTAATCAAAGAATAGAACAAAGTGAGAGTGGTAAATTTCCAGTAGTAAATGATTTTAGAAAAGTTGGATTAATAAAAAATCCTGTTTCAGCTAATACAACACATAGATTTACGGCACAGGCAGGTACTCAGGCTGTAACAATGCGCGTTGATTCAATAAATGGCTCAAATTTTATTGAAGATGGATATGTTCAAGGAAATACGACAGGTGCAATAGGAAGAATTGTTGATGCAACAGCTGTTTCAACAGGTGTAAAAGATTTGAGATTAGTATCAATGTCTTTGGGTCCAACAAATGCAAATAGATTACTAGGAACTGCGGCAAGTACTGGTTCATCATTAACAAATCCTAATCAAGGTCCTGATATTGCTGGCAAGCCGGGAGGATTCCAGACAGCTGAAGATGTTACATGTGATGGAAGTACGGCTACCGTCACCTCTTTAACTGCTGGAGAATTTAAACCATATTCTGGAACACTTTTGTATGTGGAAAATAGGTCTCCTGTTGTAAGAGCCTCAGATCAAACCGAAGATATCAAATTAATAATAGAGTTTTAATTCATGGCTACATTAAGTTTACTTTCATCTTTACAGCAAAGTCCTTATTTTGATGATTATGATGAAACTAAGAAATTTCTTAGAATGTTATTTCAACCTGGAGTTTCTCTTCAGGTTAGAGAGTTAACACAACTTCAGACAATTTTACAAAATCAAATATCCAGATTGGGCGATTCCTTTTATAAGGATGGTAGTATTGTTACAGGTGGACAGATTAATTTAAATACTAACGTTAGTTATATTAGATTAGCATCAACTGAAACTGCATCAATATTCGCAAATCAAAAAATTCAACTTAGTGGTGCAGACACAATTACCTTTGATGTAATTACTACTGTAGAGGCTGAAGGTAGCGATGCTCCCGTTTTAATAGGAGTATATTCTGGTTCTGATACAATTACTACAACATCAGCAACGATACATATTGCCGGCAGTACTGGTATAAGTGCACAAACCGCAGATGCCGGAACCATTACAGGAGATGGTTCTATTGCAAGTATTTCTGCTGGAATTTATTATATAAACGGATTTTTTGTTACAGTTGATGCTCAAACCATTGTTCTAGAAAAATTTGCAACGACACCATCATATAAAGTTGGATTAACGATAACAGAAAGTATTACAAATAATGTCGCAGATTCTTCATTATTGGATAATGCTTCAGGATCTTTTAACGTTAATGCACCTGGAGCAGATAGATATAAAATAGCTTTGATATTGGGTAAAAAGTCACTCACTACTATTTCAGAACAAAATTTTATAGAATTATTAAGAGTTGTTAGCGGCCTTCCAACAAAAATTGTAAAATATCCAGTATATTCTGCATTAGATGATACTTTAGCAAGAAGAACTTATGATGAATCAGGAAACTATACTGTTAAACCATTTTTGGCTAATTTAAATACTCATAAAAATGCGAGCGGATGGACATTAGCCAGTACAACAGCATCAATAGTTGGACTTGAATCTAAATTTTTAAAAGATTTTAGAATTGGTGATTCTGTTTATTTAACAAATGGATCTTTTAATTCTGCTACAACTACAGTTACGGCAATCACAGATGATGAGAATATGACTGTTGCTGCTCCTATTGGATCAGGACAAACACAATTTATTCATAATTTAGATAAATTGTCTGTTGGATTGGAACCAGGTAAAGCTTATGTAAGAGGATATGATTATGAAAGTGTTGCCGTAGAATATGCTGATATAAGAAAGGGTAGAGACACTAACAATGCGATAGAATTTGTTATGAATACAAATTTTGGAAATAATTTAAGAATTGATAGTGCGAATGGTTCATTTAATGTCGCTACACAAGCACCAATAGATTTACATTGTGTAAGAACAGTAAATATTAATACTTCTTCCGCAGCAACATATAATACATCAAAGATAGGAACTGCTAGACCTAGACAATTAGATTATTTTTCTGGTACTCCTGGGGCAACGAATGGTACTTATGATTTATATTTGTATGATACCAAAATGTCAAGTATAACATCTAATGTTCATACGGGCATTGCTGCAGGAGGAACAACACTTGTTTTAAATTCTACAAAATCCACTAATGTTTCTTTAGCATATGCTGGTGCTTCAATTAAAATGACAAGTGGTTATAATGATGGAGTATCAAGACTCATCACAGATCATCAAGGAAATACTATTACTTTAGCAAATGCATTTTTAGCAGATGTTGGAGTTAGTGATACGTGTGAAATTGATTTTACCGCAAAATATTTGGAAAGTGTTATAGAATCAGATGGTTCTGGAAATATTGAAAAGTATGCAGACATTTCACAATTTGGTAAAGTTGATCAATTAGATCCAAATAGTCTTACTAAAATATTTGATACTGATAGAAGTTCTTTAATATATGAATTACCACAAGCAGTAGTAAAAACCTTAAATCCTCTTGTCACTTCTAAATTTGATTACACAGTAAAACAGCAATTTTTTAGTGTAACTTTTACTAATGGTCTTGCATCTATTACTCAAACTGGTGGAGTGTTTTTGCCGGGTAAGGGTTCTTCTTTAGGATCTGCAGATTTACTTAATCATGTTGTGTGTACTATTACAGGGAGTATTGGTGCATTGTGTCCGCGTAACATTGGAGACATTATTAATTTTGGTGCTGGTGCTACCTCTTCAGTAGACGCAGCTGGTACTTCAATGGCTTTAGATACGGGTGTGGGAAGTAATGATAATTTCACTGCTACAATAACTGCGGCTATTTCATTATCTCCTCTCGCATCTACCTTTAGAACTAAAACTATTGTTAATTCAAATACAACATCCTTTACTAGTGGTGATACTAATACAACTTTAAGAGGATTAGGACAATATAAAGCAACTACTGCTGCGGATTATGCTAATACGACGATTAGTTTAAGAACATCAGATGTAAAATCTTTGAAAGCAATTGTTAAATCTCCAGACACTGATATTGCAAGCCTTACTACTGAATTGTTTACAACAGCATGTGCAAGTGCTGGTGATACTAATAATATAACGGACAAATATAATTTTGAAACTGGCCAGAGAGATAATTTATATGATTTTGGATTTGTTAAATTGAAACCAGGTCAATCCGCACCGGCGGTGCCAATAGTGGCGGTATTTGATTATTTTGTACATCAGGCTGCAGACGGCCCATTTACTGTAGATACTTATCTTGGAGCAACTGCGGGCGTAGAATTTTCTGATATCCCATCATACACAAGTCCTATAACTGGAAAAACAGTAAGTTTAAGAGATTGTTTAGATTTTAGACCAAAGAGAACAAATGGTGATGAATCTGCGACATTTGCTTTAGATTCTGCGACAATTAATCAATCTGTAGTTCTACCAAGATTACCAGATTCAGATGTTGTTTTAACGACAGATGTACAATTTTATTTACCAAGAAAAGATAAAATTGTTGTAACAAAAGATAGGGAATTTGGTGTAATTGAAGGAAATCCTTCAGTTGATCCTATTGTTCCGGCAGATGATGAAGATTCTATGACAATTTATATCGCAGATATTCCTGAATATACATTTGAGGTTACTGATGTAAATTTACAATATATTGAAAATAAAAGATTTACTATGAGGGATATTGGTAAAATAGAAAAAAGAGTTGAACAACTTGAATATTTTACATCTCTCTCATTTTTGGAAAAAGATGCAAAGGAACAAGCGATATTTACAGATGGTGGAGTGGAAAGATTTAAGAATGGTATACTTGTAGACCAATTTGCGGGACATGCAATAGGTGATGTTTTAGATGATGATTATAGAATAGCGATAGATTTTGATCAAACACTTTTAAGACCGACATTTGAATCTGATAATTTTAAATTTAAACTTGATGTTAATAGTGCGAATATAATGAAAACAGGAGATTTGGTTTCTGTTGCTTATACAGACACGGGATTTATTGATCAACCCGCTACAACAACGACTGAAGAAGTAAATCCATTTGGTTCTGGTATGTTTAATGGAATTTTAACTATGACAAATCCTAGTGATACATGGTTTTATGATGGAAGGCGCCCAGAAGTATTAATAAATTTAACTGGAGGTAGTGATAATTGGGAATCTGGTAAATATAATTATGGATTTGGTACACAATGGGACAATTGGTCAAAAAATTGGAGTGGTGTAGAGATTAATAATGATGATGTTTCAAAAGCGAATAAAAAATCAACATCTTCTACTAAAGTAGATAGATCAGCCAAGACTATAGATCAACAAAATACAAGAGATGGGATTTTATCAAAAGATCAACCAGAATCAGTTAAGAAAACAGTAAACAATAAACAAGTTAATGATACTATTGTTTCATGGAATAGAAAACAAACTGTTTTATTTAAAGCACAAGGATTAAAACCAAGTACTGATCATTACTTATATGTAGATGGTGTAAATTTAACAGAGCAGGCTAATACTGGAGTGACATTATCCATTACTGACGGAGGAAACTCAGAATTTATAGCGAATGAGGGAGAATATGTAACAGTAAGTGCGAATAGTTCAATTTCTGGAACATTGGTTCATGTAGATTATACGGGAAATACTACATTAATGCTTGCGAATACAATTGGTGATTGGACTACGACAGGTACATCAACAATTGTGGAAGCAGATTATGTTTCTGCGAGTGGAACAGTAACAGCAAATGCGACTTTATCAGCCGTACCAACAACATATGTTAATAATCTTAAATCTGATATAAATGGTACTGTAGTTGGAAATTTTGAATTTACAGCTGGACAATTTAGAATGGGAGAAAGATTAGTAAGACTTACTGATCATGCTGACAATACATTATCTAAAACTAATTCTGTAGCTGAAAAAACATTTCATATAAAGGGTATGGAGTCTGTATCAGATGGAAGTATAATTTCTACAAGATCTTCTTTAGTGAGAAGACAAGATATTAGATCCGCTGTTGTGACAAAATCAGCTGTTTCTGATAAAAGTTCTTCTTCGAATTTTGTGAATCCGATGGCACAGTCTATAGTGATAGATGAGTCTAGATATCCAAATGGGATGTTTTTAAGAAATGTTACATTCTATTTTTCACAAAAGGATACTTATTTGCCTGTAACAGTACAAGTAAGACCAATGACAGACGGAACACCAAGCGTTGCTCAAGTCCTACCATTTGGTGAAAAAGTTCTTGTTCCTGATGAAATAACTGTTGACTCTTCTTCTCCTGATACAACAAAATCATCAAGTGGAACGACATTTAAATTTCCATCACCAGTATATTTACCACCTGGAGAATTCGCTATTGTTTTAATGACAAATAGTCCAAAATATAAAGTTTATAGTTCTGTTGAAGGAAATATGGTAACTAACAGTGATACTACAAATACAAAAGCAGGAAAGGGTCCTGAAGTTGGAGACTTTTTTGTTACAAATAATTCTAGTAAATGGACTCCGGTTACTAATAGAAGCTTGATGTTTAAAACACAAAAATGTTCTTTTCAATTAACATCTTTTAATTCTAATTTATGTCAATTTGATGTAATTCCACATCCTCTTTCAAATGGAACAGCTAATACGGCATATGATTTGATGAAATTAAGTACATCAGAATTGAAATTTTCAGATTCAGTAATAGATTATTTTTATCAAACAACTACTGAAAATGAAGCATATCCTCATATTGCTGTTAGAGATAATTCTTTTACTAAATTTACATCAAATAAAAATATTAAGCATGATAGTAGAAAAACTATTAGAACAGGTAAATATGATGGTGGTACTGATCCAGATATGAAAATACAAGTGAAAATGTCCACAACAAATTCAGATGTTTCACCAATTATAGATTTATCTAGATTAAATTTAATAACTGTTGAAAATAATATTAACAATGGTGGAATTAGTAATAATAATGTGGCTGTAGTTGGGGGAGGAACAGGATATGCAAACGGTACTAGTAATATCACACTTTCTGGAACAACAGGAACGGGAGCGGGAGTTACATTAGTCACAGATGGTACAGGAGCAATTACAGATGCATATGCTTCAGCGGAGGGAAGTGGATATTTTGATAATATTACTGCTACTTTGTCTGGTGGTACAAGTGGATCTGTAACAATTTCAGCAGAAACGGACAGAGAAGGTGGAAATGGAATAGCGAGATATATAACAAGAAGAGTGACATTACAAGACGGGTTTGACGCTGAAGATGTTAGAGTATATATAAGAGCATATAAACCTAGTACCTCAAATATTAATATTTATTATAAAGCACTTAGTTCAACTGATTCTGAATCATTTGATGATAAGTATTGGAATAAAATGACACAAGAAACCGATTCAAGTGTATATTCTGCAAATGAATCAGATTTCTTGACATATAATTATAAAACAGCAGATGATTCTGCTGCATATACTGTTGGATCTACAACTTTTAAAGATTTTAAATATTTTGCAATCAAATGTGTTTTAACGTCTTCAAGTAATATAGATCCACCAAAAATTAAGGATTTAAGAGCTGTAGCATTAGATTCATGAAAATTTTAACAGACGCTCCAGGATTTCTGAAAGATACTGAAAGCAATGCAATATTAAGAAATGATATAGATGCATTAACTGCCCATAGATTAATGAAAAGGCAAGCTGACAGTAGACAGGCGGAGATAAATACACTAAAGACGGAAATTTCTGAAATAAAAGCGGAAATATTAGAAATTAAAAAATTTATTAACTATTAGGGATTAACACATGGCAACTTCATTCGCAAACGTAGCTTTAACTGATACCTTTGAAACGTGGCGTAATCAGACCAACTTGGTCATTGCCGACGTTAATGCTGGGACAGACGCAGGTGTCGCAAATACAGTAGTAAGAAGAGATGATGATGGAAATGGTGGAATAAGAATTGGTGATTTAATAGCAAATGGATCAATAGAATTTAATACAACACTTGATGGTGGAATAACCTCCAATAATTTACGAGATGTGACAGACGGCACAAGTGATGATTTTGGAGCAAGTTTGTCCACAGGCTCTGCTATATTTAAAGGTGGTGTTTCAGTTCAAAAAAGTTTAAATGTCGGTGGATCAGTTTACGTAGCAGGAGTAGTTAAAGCCGAAGGAAATATTCAATTAGGTGATGATTCAGGTGTAGATACTGTAACAATAACGGGTGACATTGCTGCAGATATTACACCATTACCTCAAGTTGGTTTAACAAATACTGCAATTAGTTTGGGTAATAATGAGGAAAGATGGAAAAGACTCTTTGTATGGGACACGGTTGGAGCGAACACAACTTCTCATTTAAAAATACCTGCAGGTGAAACTTCAGACAGACCAGAAATTACAGATTTATCTAGCACTAATAATGCAGATCATTCTTTGCGTGGAGTAATTAGATATAATACAACATTAGACAGATATGAGGGTTATGATCATGTTTCTAATACTTTTATGTCATTAGGTGGAGCTATTGATTCAGATCAAGACACAAAAATAACTGTTGAAACTACTCATGGCGGTGATGAAGATCAAATTAAATTTTATACTGAAGGGGAAGAAAGATGGTATATTGGTGCAGAAGCTGATGATGGATATTTTTTACCAAGTACTTGGTCCGGTAATGGAACTGAACTTCATATAGGAAAAACAGACCAGAGAGTACAATCAGTATGGGCTAACAACGTATTTTGTCATAATATTTTAGGAAGAGATGGTGAGACTTCTATCACTGTTCCATCAGGATCTACGGCACAGAGACCGTCAACTGATCTTGAAGACGGCATGCTTAGATTTAATAAAGAGTTGGATGCCGCGAAGGGCCAGATGGAATATTATTCAAATACCGCAGCAGCGTGGTATTCTCTCGCACCTTCTACAGCAGTATATAATACAAGAATCGCAAATCCCGTAGACTCAACTACTTCAGTTAGTGCACAATATAATCCGGCTTATGTACAAGTATTCGTGAACGGTATTAAATTGGATACTGCTGATTATGACACTGATACATTAGGAAGTGCTATAACTTTTCTTAACTTTACAGTTGGAACAGATGATATAATAGATGTTATGTCATTGGCTGCATCAGATCTTCATAAAGCAGCAATGACAAGAGAGAGATTTGTAGCAACCGCTAGTCAGACAGTTTTTACAATTAACGGCGGTTACACTCCTCAATTAATAGAGATGTTTAGTGAGGGAGTAAAAATTGATCAAAGTTTGGTGACATCATCCAATGGAACTACCGTCACTATTCCAGCTCAAACAGTAGGCAATATAGTTGAATCTTTGGCGTGGACTTCTTTTGAAAATACTGATGTTTACACTAAAAGTAGATGGGCAAATACAGCTGGATGGTCTTCTGTTTATGCCAATACTTATATTGGTGTTGATCCTACATCACATGCTAACGCGACATTTGCTGTTGATACGTATAATGATAGAATTGGCGTTGGTGTTAAAGTTCCGGAATCCACACTTCACGTTAGAGGACTTGAGACGACCCAATTAAAATTAGAACATAGTTTTGCGGCAAATACTACCTTTGATGTTGCTGCGGATGGTAAATTAACAATAACTCCGTCAGGTCAAGACACAACCCTTATTGGTAATTTACATATTACAGGAACAACTACTGAAGTTAGTTCTGATACTATGACTATAACAGATCCGTTTATAGTTCTTAATAATTTTTCAGTAGTACCAACAAATAATGCTTATGATACCGGATTTGTATTCATTAGAGGAACTAATGATCTTGGAAATACGGCATTTATTTGGGATGAAAGTTTGGATGAATTTTCAACATGTCGTGTAGGAGATGATGGATCAGCGGCAGGAAATATAACAATAGCGGATTATGAAAATTTCCATTGTGGAGCAATAGAAATTGAAGATAATCTCTTGGTGGGAACTACATCTTCTTTTACAGGATTAGCGACATTTAACTCGAATATTGATATGTCTGGAGGTTATTTCGCTTCAGATGTTTTACCTGATGCTAATGGAACGAGAGATATGGGAAGTGATTCTTTAAGATGGGGTAACATATATACTTCTGACTTAAATTTGAAAAATGAACGTGGTGATTGGAAAGTCGTCGAGGAAAGTGAATATTTGTCATTAACAAATAATTTGACAGGTAAAAAATATAAAATATTAATGGAAGAAATTGAGTAATAAAAAAAAAGAAGAAGTTGTACATAATGTGAAAATTAGATATTTATATTTCACTGATGAAGAATATGTGTTGCTTATAAACCAATTGTGGACATGTGAGTTTAATACGAGTGCATATTTAAGCAGAGAAGTTGAAAAAACTGAAATTCTTTGGAAATTGTTTAAATGTGTAAAACTAATTAAACACCATCATCAAATATATTTAAATAAGAGAGCGGAAATATTAAGTAAATATGGAACGCATGATTCCGCTTCAAATAATTGGATTATTGATAAGAGTCAACAAGCTGAGGCATTGGGTGATATAAATATATTAAATGATAGTATTGTAGAATTAAATATTACAAAAATGGATGCGAGTGATTTCATGGATAATGAAATCTTTTCTCCTAATTTTGGAGGATTTCAAAATATGACTTTTAAAATCTTGAATCAAATGGAAGATTGGGTCGATTGGGCATCTATTGACACTTGGATCATTAAAAATAAAAAGAAGGAAGAATAAAAATGACATCACGAGCCTATGAACTTTCACAAACTGTTGACATCGATGGTGATCAGGTAATTACAGGAAACACGATTTTCAACACTACTGGCTATATGACTGTTCCCGTTGGAACCACTGCCCAAAGACCTGCGGGAGTGTATGGTCCGAACACCGGTCAAGTTAGATATAATTCAACTTTAGGAAAATATGAAGGATATCACGATGCGGAGTGGATAGCATTAAATGATTTAATAGATAAAGATCAAGATACAAAAATTACAGTCCATGAAGGATGGGGTAATGATGAAGATGAAATAAAAATTTATGCAGGAGATGCTGGTGCAGGGAATGAGAAAATATTAGTTAATACATCTCAAATCATAGCCACAACAGATGATTATATTGGACTAACTGCTTCTCATTTACAATTGGCGGCGGCTCATACAGTTATTACAGGAAATTTAACTGTTCAAGGTACACAAACTAAAGTAGAATCGACAACTCTTGTAACTACAGATAAAACTATTGAATTATCAAATGCGGCGATAAAAACCACAGCAACCGCTACTGGTGCTGGAATTCAAGTAAATGACGGAGCGACCGATCGTTCTATATTGTGGAATAATTCAGGAACAAAATGGGAAATTACTGATAATGTATCATTCGGTGGTGATGTCATCATGGGTGGAAATACTATTACATTTGGTAATGGAGAAACCATTGATAATACTGTAGACGGAACTGTACAAGTATCTGCTGATAAGCTTAAACTAACAGGAAATGTTTTACAAAATTCTCAGGCTGAAGATACCATTACAATGAACGCGGCACAGGAAGTCATTATTGATAGTGGTCTTCTTGGTGGATTGGGCAGAGATATAGCTATAACAATGGGACATGGAAATACTGTAACTTTATCTAATACTGTTACAATTTCTGGCGGATCTCCCGCACAGTATAAATTGTTACAAGATTCTGACGGAAATGGATTAGCACAATGGATTTCTTTTGGCGTATACAATACTTCTGGAACAAGATTAGGACCATAATAAAGGATAAAATATGGCGGCAGGTGATTATAGACCGTTAAAGGTCGACTCTACTGTAGGTGCGAGCGATTTAAAAGAAATGACGGATGCTGAAATAAAGGACAAAATTGTTCCTGTTATTTTGACGAAATGGGCAACTAATCAATCAGATGCACAACGTGGAAACATCCAATTAAGAGCAACAACCACAACTGGAAATTTAGGATACTTCGTTGATACAAAAAGAGATGATCCTATAGGCACTCATCCCTCTGGAGGCGCATATACTACTTATGGGCAATACGGATTTGCGTCGAATGATGATTCTTTAGAATCTACCGGAGGAGAAGTCTGGCCCCTATATTCAGAATCACAAAGCGCCATACAAGAAATGAATGCTGCTAAATTGATAGATGATATTATGAGATGTTGTGAAGAAGTATACGCAGAAGCTTCAATAGGATCAACAGGAATTGGTTCATATTATTTTGGCCTACTTAATCCATATTCATCACATGGTGGAACGTGGATAGATGTTGCAGGAGGAACTAATGCACCTTCTGGTGGAGAACATACAGCCACCGCAACTAATACACAACACGGAGAGTCAGACGATGTGTACACACTTTTCAGGAAAACGGCGCATAGTGGTTTAGGAACTATTCCTCCAGTAAAATATAAAGGAACTAGTGGTGATGTTCAGCAAATGACAGATGCAGAAATAGAAACGTTGACCAACCACTTCATAAATCGTATTACTTCTGGACCTAGTGGAAATGGTATAGGAACTTATATTATGACGACTTCAGGTGCTCCTGGGTCGGGCACTTGGGTATATGCTGGTGGATTTACTGACTATATGTGTTCAGTATCAGATCAACAATATTCCTCACAATATAGTGGACAATATACTGGATATTGGTCAGGACAATATAGAACTACATATGGAAACTATGGTGGAGCTCGATATGGGCCGTGGTATACAGGACAATATAGTACACAATATAGTGGACAATATACTGGATATTGGACAGGAGCTACAGTTAATGATGATGCATATTCAAACATCCAAACCAATTATGGTCTGTACCGGAGACTAGCTTAAAACAATATAATAGGATAAATTATGATATTTAGTGATAAAGTGATTGAAGGTATTTGGATTGATGATGATAAAACGGGTCTTGCGATTTTATTGAAAAATAAATTAGATAATAGTACATATTCAATACAAACTTCCAAAGGATCTGAGCATTGGGAAGAATTTTTTAAAAAATTTACTCCCAAAGAAGTAGATGATTTCTCACATGCCCATTCTCAAAGAAAAGTAATAAATCAAAAAAAAGAAGAAGAAACAAATAAAGATCAAGATGATTTAAAAAATTTATTTGATTCAAAATTAAAAGCGTTTGAAATATCAGAAGTGAAAGAGTCTAAAGATAAAATTCTTCGTTCCAAAATAAGAAAATCAACAAATCTTGTAGAATTAAATGCATGGGTTACTGTATTGTTACTAAAATCGATCAGTGATCCAATTCATGGTCTTACTGAATGGGGAAATCTTCTCAAACCAGCAATTAAAGAAAATGAATAATGGATTTCTTGTTGTCGCTTCCAAAAATAAAAGATTTCTTACTGCGGCACAACTTCTCGCTGATAGCATAAAAGAATATACTCAATATCCAATCACATTAGTTACTGATGATGAATGGATCTCAGATTCAGGGAATCATATATTTGATAATGTTATTGGTGGAGCTCCCAAAACAATCAGGGCGAAATTATGGGCATTAACAAAAACTCCCTATGATATTACATGTTTTTTAGATGCTGATGTAGTTTGTTTATCAGATAATGCAAATAATGTATTTGATGCACTTTGTGATAATGATATAGTTTTTACGAAAATTAGACCTTATTGTGCATCAGCATGTTGGTGGAATATTCATGAAGAGGAACGACCTCATGGTGGAGCTTTTGTTTGGAAAAATAATGAAAAAATGAAAACATTCATGGAGGAATGGTGGAATAACTGGCAATGGAAGATGAAACACCATTGGCATCCAAGATGGGATTTTAAATATGAAAAGGATCCTGTTGAAATGTGGGATCAATTTCCATTACATTTAATGTTGTGTGATAAAGAGGATGTATGGTATAGAGATGATATAAAATGGAATTGGTATTTTAATACAACAAAAAATGATGATTGTTTATGGAATTTTACGGCACCAGGATATGATTGTGAAATAGAAAATGTAAATTATTCAGATATTGTATTTTTAAGTTATCCTAAAGGAGTGGGTTGGCATGATTGAAAAGGATATACCACAAGACATTTTAAAAATTTTAAAATTATTTGAACCTTTTATATTCGATTTTATTGAAAGTGGTGAAAATATTGAAGATAGAAATAAAAGGAAGATAATTTCAAAAGATGAAGCTATTTCTGATGAATATTTGTTTAATATAATGAAAGGTGGTTCAGGTTCTGGTGGGCCTACACATATATTATCAAATGATTTTGGTCTGGAAGCTTCTCAACCTCATAAAGAACTTTTAAAATTATCAACTAAATTAGCTTCTTTTGTGGGAGCGAGAAGAAGTCCTTTATGTCAACATTATCCTTCTGGTGGATATATTGCTTGGCATCATAATGCGAATATCCCAGGCAGAAATATAATATTTTCTTGGTCAGAAACAGGTGATGGTATTTTTAAAGTTTATGGTGATTCAAAAAAAATTGAAGAATATCAAGATTCTGCAGGATGGAATATTAAATCTATGAAAATTACTAGTCATTTAGATCATGTTGAAGAAAAAAAAGAATATGCTTGGCATTGTGCAGGAACGGACTGTAATAGATTTTCAATAGGATTTATGATGAATAATGATTTTCATGAAGATGTGGAATTTTGTAATGAAGTTTTAAAAGAGGATATAGGATTAGTTCATGAAAGTCCTAATGGTGTTTGGTATTAGATATATTTTTTAGTCCAAGGAACAGTAGAATATATTTCTTCCTTTTCTAGTCCATCAGAATATCCTTTATTAAAAATGGCTATTGGATAATCTAATTCTTGATAATTAGAATAACTAGCAGAATAATAAAAATGGTCTGGTATACGAATAGGATCTAAATAATTCATCCAAAGATATGTATCAAATCCACCACATTTTTCAATATCTTCAAATTCAAATTTCTCCCACACTTTTAAACTGCTGTTTGGTTTCCATCCTAATATAGAAGAGTTATAAGGGGTGCAACATTCTTTTTGTGACCGGCGTTTTTCAAAATCTTCCATATGTTCTCTCCACCTACACCAACATGCACACAAATAATCTTGTTGTTCTACCCAATCAAATAGGGGATCTATGTTTCCTTTTATGATCACGTCTAAATCAAAAGCTAAAACGACTTCTTCTTCAAATGGTTCTATCATTGGGGAATGATATAAAACTTTAGTCCACCATTTGGGAAGAATGGGTTCATCAAATACTCGAAAGTTTATATTATATGTGGTATTTTCAAAAACCATTTTTTCTAAACGTTTTACATCTTTTACATTGTATTTGTCACCAACACATATACATGCAACCGCATATTTAAACATACCAGTGACCTATGGTCATATATCTTGTATATTTTGGAAAATCTAATTCACCTTTATATACCACATTTTTAATCTGATTTTTTTCAATTAATTCTTCAACATTATGAACACAATTGATATGTTCATCTAATCCAAAATAATCATTTGATTGTATAGCAACTACAGGATTTCCTTTAAAATATCGTTTCATTTTTATAATATCTTCCATATGTTCTCCTGAGGTATTAATGATTAAATCTCTGCGTCTAATTTCTTTTCGTTCAAAAAAATCTCCGAAAACGGAAATTTCAAAAGGAAATTCAAACTGATTTAAATATTGTGCTAATATGGTTTTACATAATTTATCTTTTTCATAGAAGTCTATTTTTTTTATTTCTAATTTAGAATGTAATAGATCTATTAATGGACAACCAAACCATCCGCCAATTATTTCAATATACAAAGACGATTCAGGGTATGGGTCACTATTTCCTTCGCTATTGACCAAAGGTAAATGTTGTGTGTATCCTAAAATAGTTGGCGTTCCATCTGAAATGACTTCAAGATATAGATCTTTTCCTTTGGGTAATTTTTCAACTAACCACTGTTTTGAGGATAATTGTCCGTGTGATAAAGAATCTTGATAACTTTCTAAACTACCAATTTGATTGTTTATTATCCATTGTTCTACTTTGTGATATGGTAATTTATTAACCTTTTTTCTGGTATCACTTATATGTTTTTTATTTTTTCCAATATCCTTTCTTAATTTTCCAATAGTTTTTCTAGTTTCCCATGCGGAGGTCCTATTTTCTTGAGTTTTTTCTTCAATATTCTTTTCAAATATTTTTAATTTTTCTATAGCTGATTGCATCCTACCACCAAATAATAATTATGTCTACCTTTTATTTTTGTTTTATAATAGACTGTTGTTAACTGATTTTGATCTATAATTTGTTGACAGCTATTTATTGGATTGATACAAGATAGATGTGAATTATCAGAACCAACCAAAACAAATTTTCCTGAAAATATTCTGCCAACAGGATAGCATGATTCACAATATTTATTTACAATTATTCCGTCTTTTATTTTAATATCATCAAATATGACGTCTTTATTGATAACGTTCTTTGTTATTAATTTATTAATTTTACATACCATAGGATCTATATCATAATAATAACATTTATAACCAAATAATTCAAAATCATCTACTTCTATATGACAAAACCAACTACATAAAAAATGTACAGTTTCTTCATCATAATGTATCATAAGTTCATCAAATACTCTCCATGATATCAGTTGAGCATCCGTATTATTAGAATATTCAATTAAATATTTAAATCTTTGATGTCGTGTTTTTAATAATTTTTCATAAGATGGTATCATAGTTTTCCCATATTTTTTTTGCCCATCCAGTTGCATCATGCAATTCTATATGAGTTTCATGTTCTTTTGCCCATGCCTTATGTGAAGTATTAAATAGACATATTTTATAATACTTTTTATATTCTTTTGGAGTTAGATCATTTGGAAATTTCGCACCTATATTGTAATTATATGCAATGGTTGGCGGCCAGAAATCTATCATATTTTTACGATGACATTGATAAAAAATGTATTTATCAAAAGACGGATACGAAAAGAAAGCCCTTTCTTTTGTTTTTAATAAAGTTTCATACATTTCATGTCCAGCATCGTTTTCCCAAGCAACAAATGAGGAATTTATGGGAGTTGTTAAATATCCATAATTTAACTTTGAGGCTAGGGGATTTCTCCAATAATTCCAAATAAATTTTGGTTTTGGATGATTTTTATGTATGTATTTTGTTATGTTATTTTGAATCAATATATCTAAATCAAACCATGCCTTTTTACCTGACATGTTAGCATAATCTCCAAAATAACACATTTTTTCTGAAGTGAATATTTGTGTTCTTGGAAATTCATCGAATGTTGTAGGAATTGGTTTTATTTCAATATCTTTATTTAATCCTTTAGAATTTTCTGTTAAACAATGAAAATTAAAAGAATTATTATAGTGTATTTTTAAAGAATTGAATAATCGATTCACATATTTTGGAGGATATTTATTTCCCCACTTCAAACAAAAAAAATTAGTCATATTTTAGTAGCATAAATAAAAGTATATGATTATTAATATTTAGTGAGACAATTATGGACTATCCTTCCCCCACTTTTTGCGCATTGCCGTGGATACATTTATCAACAAGACCCAACGGACATATGAGAGTATGTTGTACTGCGAATGCGTCTGCTGTTCAAGATCCAAATTCTTCCATAAGAACAAAAGCAAATATAAGAAATGAAGATGGCCAATGTGCTAATTTAAATACCACTCGATTATTAGATGCGTGGAATAATGATTATATGAGGCGTACTAGATTGATGATGATGAAAGGTGAACGCCCCCCTCAATGTGAAAAATGTTTTAAAGAAGAAGATGCGGGCCATATTCCTAAAAGAGTTTGGGAAACTAATAAATGGGGAGAAATTTATGATTTAAATGAATTAGTAAAAAACACAAATGAAGATGGATCAGTTGCCCCCAAACTTAGATATATTGACTTACGAATGGGAAGTAAATGTCAATTGGCTTGTGTGATGTGTTCTCCAAATGATTCTTCTGGATGGAATAAAGAGTGGTTAGATTTTTATCCTAAAATAAAAAATGAAAGATTGAAAGATACTAGTCAATGGAAAAAAAATGAAGACGGCGGAACGTATAATTGGCATAAAATGAGTCCTCATTTTTGGGAAGATTTATATGAACAAATACCAAACATTTATCAATTATATTTTGCAGGAGGTGAATCAACTATTATTGATGAGCATTATACCTTACTTGAAAAGGTTATATCTGATGGGCACGCTAAACAAATAGAATTAAGATATAATTCAAATGGTATTGAATTACCAGATAAGTTATTTAAGTTGTGGAGTGAATTTAAACATGTAATATTTCATTTTTCAATAGATAGTTGGGGAAAGTATAATGATTATATTCGTTATCCTAGTAGATGGAAAATTATTGAAAAGAATTTAAAATTAATGGATCAGACGGATGATAATATTACAGTAACAACCGCAACAACTATTATGGCATTAAGTATTAATTATCTTCCAGAATTTATAGCTTGGAAAATTCAACAGGGATATAAAAAAATAAACAAATGGCCTGGTGGCGCGGGAATGATTAATTGTCATTTAGCATATTGGCCACCACAATTAAATGTTAAATTATTACCAAAAGAATTAAAATATAAAATTAGAGAAAAATATGAAGAAGAATTTTTTCCTTGGCTGGAAGATAATTGGAAATTATGTACCGGTGTAGAAAATATAGAATTTGATAAATGGGCAAATTCATCCTATGGAATTAAAAGATATGAAGGACTATTAAATTTTATGGATAGTGAAGATTGGTCTGAAAGACTTCCTGAATTTCAAGAATATATTTCACATTTAAATAGATTAAGACCACATAAACAATTTAAAGATGTTTTTCCAGAATTATGTACAGATATGATGAAATGAAAAAAATATTAATATTAGGTTGTAGTTTTACATTAGGTTCTTACAAATCTGTAGGATACAATAACAGTCGGCAGACCAAGGCAACTGGAACCAATGAAAGACTAAAAAATTATAAAGGTTGGTGGTATTTTGTAGATTACTTTAAAGATAATGATATTACCATTTTTACATGTTCTGGCCAAGGATATTGGACCTATTATCAAATATTATTATTTTTAATAGAAGAAAATAAATTAAATTATGATGAAATTTGGATACAGGAAACATTCGAACCTCGAGGAACTATTTGTGATAAAAAATTTTTAGATAAAAAACTTTTAGATATAGATAAGATATTGACAAGAACTTCAAAATTTGAATTTATTCATGACGTAAATTTGACAGAATTCCGTTTACACGATTTCAATCTGCATGACCATTTAGTTTTAAATCCGTCGACAGCCAAAAAAGAAAATAGACCTTATACTCTATGGTGGACAGATGGGTTTAGCGAGCCGGGGTTTTTTAATGATATCTCAGAAATGTGTTCAGTAAAAATTGATAATCTATGTAAAGAAAAAAACATAAAAGGCATAGTATGGTCTATACACGAACCATTCATGAAGTGCAATCATTTTACTAGATTACCAGTAACACTTATAAAACAAAAATTACGAGAAAATAAAGATTTATGGACTTCTAATGCAGATGCTAGTCATCAAACAGAAGAAGGAAACAAATATATAGCAAAATTAATAAACGAAGCATGTATAGATATGATGAAATGAAAAAAATATTAATATTGGGTTGTAGTTTTTCTTTAGGGGCTTATGAATTAGGAGCTCCTAGACATGATGGTGTTCGATTCGTGCCTGATCATCCAATTCACGGAAGTAAAGGATGGTATCATTATGTAGATTATTTTAAAAATGCGAAGGTTACGGTTATTGATTTTCCAGGGCAAGGATATTGGAGTTGGTATTCATTACTTTTAATGCTTGAAGGTACAAATCGATTAAATTATGATGAAATGTGGTTACAAGAAACAGATAGTCCACGAGCAAAATTAGTAGATTTACAAAAAATAGAATTAGATTGGGACCGTGGGAGAAGTGAGATAGATAATATTACAAGATTTACAGTAAATAATGCAAACACACACGAAATGCATTTAAATCCTTATGATTTTTATGAAACATTGGAAAAAAATATCGCACAGAATATTCAAGAACTATGTATTAAAAAAGGTATGTCTGGTTATGTTTGGACAATGTATCAACCTATAATGAAATGTAAAGAATTTACAAGACTACCCTTAGTAAATATTCACAATGAGTTAAGGAAAGAAGAGTTGCTTGTTTATGATGCTAATGATAGTCATCAAACGGAAGAAGGAAACAAATATATAGGAAAATTAATTAATGAAGCATTATGTATAGATATGATGAAATAAAAAGTGTTCATATTGAACCTACTCAGGGATGTAATGCCGCTTGCCCCCAATGTGACCGTAATATAAATGGTGGTAAAGATAATCCCTATCTCACAAATGCAATGTTAAGTTCTATGGATTATTATGAAATGTTTCCTTGGCATTTTGTAGAACAGTTGGACTCCATGTATATGTGTGGTAATTTAGGTGATCCATGCATAAGCAATTATGCAATCGAAGGATTTAGATCTTTTAGAAATGCTAATCCCAATATGTGGTTAGGTATGAATACCAATGGAGGCGCTAAACCAGAATATTTTTGGGAAGATTTAGCAGATATAGATGTAGTTGTAACATTTAGTATAGATGGTTTAGAGGATACTAATCATTTATATAGGCAAAAAGTTAAATGGGAAAGAGTAATGGAGAATGCCAAAGCGTTTATTGATCGAGGTGGTCATGCTAAATGGGATTTTATAGTGTTTAAACATAATGAACATCAGGTAGATGAGGCAAGACAATTGGCGATGGATATGGGCTTTGAAAAATTTCAAGTTAAAAAAACAGGACGTTTCTTTTCGACTGTTCAACATAAAGGTAAAGACGCCCATCAAGCAACAAATCGAAAAGGCGAAAATACTCAGAAGTTAGAAAAACCTAGTTTAGAGTTTGTTAATGTTGCATTAAAAAAAGAAAAAGATTTAGTTGCTGAACATGGTAGCATGGATGCATATTATGATACAACACCTATTAATTGTAAAGCAATAAATAAGAAGGAAATATTTGTTACAGCAGAAGGGCATGTGTTTCCTTGTTGTTGGACAGCGGGACAACAATATAAATGGTATTGGAAACCCCGCGAAGCACCTATTTGGAAATTAATAGGAGATTATGAAAATATCAGTCTCAGAAAACATACTATAAAAGAAATAGTTAACGGCCCGTTTTTCAAAGCCATAGAAGACTCTTGGTCATGTTCCAGTGTTAAAGATGGAAAACTTAAAGTTTGCGCCAACAAATGTGGAATAGGATTTGATGCATATAATGAACAATTTTTATAATGTGGAATAAAAATACTATAGAATGGATTGATATAGAACTTACTAGTTTTTGTAATATTAAATGTCCAGGATGTCTTCGTCAAGAAATGCATGATAAAGTTGGACCACTACTTAATAAGTCTTATATTAAATTTGAAGATTTAAAAAAATGGATTCCGAAAGGATATTTACCCAATTTGAAAATTATAAATTTTTGTGGATCAGTCGATGAACCCACTACTCATCCGGAATTTATAGACATAGTAGATTATTTTTTAGATTTTTCAGATGTTAATGTTGCTACTAATGGATCTACTCGAACTATTAAATTCTGGGAAGATCTGGGTAGAAGAAAGTTATCTGTATTTTTTGGTCTTGATGGAACAGATCAAAAATCATTGGAAAAATATAGAATTGGATCTAATTTTAAAAAGGTGCAGGAAAATTATAGAGCATTTATAGGTGCGGGCGGCAATGCAACATGGCAATTTATTGTATTTGATCATAATGAACATTTAATAAAGCAGGCAGAGAATATGTCTAAAGTTGAAGGATTTAAAAGATTTAGAAAAATATATTCACATAGAACAGGTAGTGGAGAAGTGTAATGAGTAGGTATCCAAAAATAGATTCAGATTATGAATTTAAAGGGTTTTGTTTAAATTGGGAAGAAGATGTTTTTCCTAAATGTCCTAATAAAGACTGTTCAATCATCCACGACATTACTATAAAACTTGATAATAGAGATTTAGATTTAACATGTTTTAATGTTCATGATACAGAGTTGGTTCAATTTCTAGCATATTTAACAAATGCGGATTTTACAGAAAATCAAATTATACCATTTTTACATACATATTGGCATCACCGTAATAGGAGTTTTCTTTATAATGGGCAAGATAATAAAGAACGATATGATGAATTTCAAAACTCTAATTATGGTAAATATTTACTGGATAAATGTGGATATACAGAACAATTTGAGAAAATTAAAACATTACATAATGATCATGAATGGCCATATGAATTAAAAGTAGAAGAAATAAATTATTTACAGACTGAATGTGAAGAAGTGCCTTGGTATAAACATAATAGTTGGGCTTTTAGATCTGATGAATTTGATTTTGATAGTAAGGGTGATAGTATTTTAACAATAGGATGTAGTTATGTATATGGTACAGGTTTAGCAGAAAAAGAACGTTTTTCTAATTTACTTAGCGAAACTTTGGGATTAAAAAATTATAATTTGGGTATATCAGGAAGTAGTCATGATCAAGCATATCTTTTTGCTCAATATTTAATACCTCTTTTAAAACCAAAACATGTAATATTTTTAGGTCCTAATATTACTCGTACTTTTCATTTTAATGAAAATTTATTTAA